TCTAAAATTATGTACTATACCGTCCCTGCTTTTATACCATCGCAGGCACGGCAGCAATAACCCCCTTCCCCCTGTCAAAAAATTTTTAGATTTTCCGCTCTTCAAAAAATGTGTCAAAAAAATTTTCCAAAATATCTTTTTTAGATTAATCACTGTCAAAAAAATTGTAGAAATTGAATATTTTAGGAGCACATCGTGAAACATCTTCACAGTCTGGGTTGGTAATAAGGTAATATATATGATTAGTATGGTATAGTAGTGTAAGGAAGGAGTAAAATGTATCGGCGAAGGATGGGATTTTGTACGGATTACGCCAGATTCACGGATTTGCCACACACTATAATCATCTCTCGTTGTCTTGTTCCGTTTAGTTTTAATTTTTAAACGGTTTACTTCTCTTAATAGCGTAGAGATGAATAAGTTATAGTTCACTATATAACGGATAAATGTTAATTTGTCAAGTAAAATTTTAAAGATAAAAAACATTTTTCTTAAAATCATTATTATCTCCTTTTACGCTAAAAGCTTTTCTTTTTTCTTTTCTTCTTGTTCTTTATATTCTTGTTCAATATAGCTAAAATATTTTATACTGTTAACTATATTATTATATTCTTGTTCTTGTGCATATTTTACTCCAGTAAATAGGGGTTTTGGTGCATATTTTACGCCAGTCAGTGCATAATTTACGCCAACCGATGCATTGTTTATTCCAGTAATTTCAGCGCTTTCTCCAATTCGCTCGAAAGTAGGCGTACCAAAGAAACAGTATCCTCGATATGTTCGAAAGGGCACAATGCGTATTACCCCCACTTTACACAGAGAATCGATTGCTTTATACGTTGCCCTTCGTGATATACCGCAGAGTTCTGCTACAATAGATGGCGATGGATAACTGAAATCCATGTTGTAGTTTTTATATGAGAGAAGTGTTATGAATACGCCATGCTCCAATAATGAACAGCGATTCATTTTTACAAAGTATTCACGCTTATCCATGATAAAGTTATTGTGTGGTTTACATCTAAAGCGGAACGCAATGAGAGTGAATTTTCTTTTAGGTGCGTAGATAATAAGATTCTTTTTGTACAAAGACTTTAAATATTTAGCTAATGTCTTCCGTGTGATACCATAGCGCTCTTCTAATTCACGTAAAGAAACGGTTACCGAGCGCTTATATAGCGGTGCTTCCCATAAAAGAATACGGATAATACCGAGCTCATAAGCATCACACTCTTTTACAATTTCTTTTGGTATTGCTACAAATTTTTTTAAATTTATAGTTGACATTTTCATACCTCAATATTATATTAGATTAGTAACCCAGTAAGAATGGTTTATGGTTGACATTTAAATCTCCGTATTAGTGCCCCCTTTAGCGGGGCACACTTGTTAAGATACTGACGATTATTGATTTCGTCAATGACTTTTTAGTGACAAATTATGGAATTATCAGCCGTTAAGACCTCCTTTTTAATTACCACTCTGCCCATGCAATATGGGCATTTTTTTTGTTTTTTTTCTTGACAAAAAATAAATATATGTTAGCATAAACTATATGGGCAAGATGTTCACATTTGAACCACAAGAAGGTGCTCATTATCGCTACGATTATGAGAAGGTATGCTTTGACCTTAATAAAACCTATGAAGATAAAGACTGGGCTAAAGCATGCGCTATCGTACGCAAATACTGCCTTGAAGACCTGTTTTTCTTAATGTACTTTGTCGGCGGTATTGAGGAAGTAAACCATCCGTTCATGGTGGAACGCATCAATGATTTCATGGACAACCCTACAAAAACATTAAACCTATGGTTTCGTCTTGGCTATAAATCATCAATCGTAACCGTATACGGTACAATTCAGGAAGCTCTCACAAGGAACGTGTCAGCAGCTATATTCTCCCATACAAGAGATATCGCAAAATCATTCCTGCGCAGAATTAAAGTAATCCTTGAGATGAATGGACTTCTGCGCTCTGCATTCTATGATAAAATACCTGAGAACCCACTTACAACAAAAGGGCTCACGTGGGATATGGACGTCTATCTTCAACTAAAGGATGGTATGAAACTTGGATCAACTATTGCAGCTTACGGACTCGTTGATAGTCTGCCTACTGGTATACATCCTAATCTTATTGTGTATGATGATATTTCTGAGCTCAAGTCTGTCTCAACAGCAGACCAGAGAGAAAAGCTCGAAACAGCATTCAAACACTCATTCGGACTCCACGACAAACACGCACGATTCAGAATAGTCGGAACTCGTTACCATCACGCAGACCTATATGGCAAGCTTATAGAAAGCGGAAGCTATAAAGTGTTCTGCTATCCTGCGACACATAATGGTGAGTTCCCATACAAGCCTGAATCGGCTACCGATAACATACCCCCGATGGGTGATGGAATTTCAGTCTATTACTCTCAAGAGTATCTGTGGGAAAAATTTAAAGAAATGGGAAGAGATGTCTTTTCCACACAGATGCTTATGAATCCTACCAAAGCAAGTGAGCGCACCTTTGATATAGACTGGATTAAGTACTACGAAGAATCACCGCAAACAAGGAATTATATATTTGTAGATCCAGCTTCCTCAGCAAAAAAAGACAGCTCGTATACCGTTATGTGGGTTGTTGGCGTAGGAAGCAGAGGATATTTTTACATCAGGGATTGTGTCCGTGATAGGCTAAACCTTGCAGAAAGAAAAGACAAGCTGTTTGGACTGGTTGAGAAGTGGAATGTCCGCAAAGTGTACTATGAGAAATACTCAATGCAGGCAGATATTGAGTATATGCAGGAAAAAATGAGAGAAGAAGGGCTTTATTTTACGATAATACCTGTAGGCGGAACACACCTATCTAAGGACGAGCGTATCTTAGCATTACAGCCGTTATTCATGGAAGGAAGGATTTTGTTTCCAAAGTCTATTGCGTATGTGGGTAATAAGGGTAAGAAGAGGAATTTAGTCGAAGAGTTTATCAAAGATGAGTACTTAGACTTTCCACTATGCGCTACCAAAGATATGCTTGACTGCCTTGCACGAATACGAGATAAGGATGTGAAGATATTTTTCACAAGAGGGGATGAGAAAACACCGACAATTGATAAGCCGAATCCATTAAAACGTACAGACTATTCATCGTATAACTGGATGGTACAATAATGACAGATGAAAAAATAAAAGAAGTCGTAGAAGCATGGAACAATGGCATTGAACAGCTTGCGTCATTTCGCTCAGAAATGCGTGCAGATATTGAAATGGCATGGGGAGACCAGTGGTATTTCGTAGATTCCGTGAGAAAGACCACAAGACCATACCTGAGTATCAATATTATCAATGGCAGAATACGCCGAAGAAGCGGTTTTATCAGGCAAAACATGCCTGAGGCTCGTGTTGTGTCACTATCATCCTATGGCGATGAGTTCTGCGACGTTATGCAACAGGCTCTAAAATACATATATTCAGAAAAAGACAACTATATCAACCGAATGTCAGCAATCGATGATGCTTTGGCAGCTGGTATAGGCTGGTTGTACGTCTATATGGACTATAACGATGACATTATAAATGGCGATGTAAAGATTTTAAAGGTTTCTCCGTTTGATATAGTGTTCGACCCGTATATATCAAGCCCAGATTTCAGTGACATGCGGTATCTTGTGCATAGAAGCTACATGCATAAGAAAGACTTAATTGAAATGTATCCACAGTATAAGGATGATATAGAGATACTAAACGGGGAATCAGAGTCAGAGTTCGAAAATGAAGTCGCAAGAACCTATATTTCCAAAGAAGACATGATAAATGTTTTTGATTACTGGTATACAAAACACGAATACGAAGAGTGGTATGTCAATTTAACTACAGGTGAGTACGGAAAATATGACGATTCACTGCTTCCTATGGAAGGTGAAATAAAACTTGTACGCAAGAAGAAGCCGAAGGTATATTTACGTCGATGCATTAGCGACCGTATAGTGGTATATGACAAAATTTCACCATTCCACGAATCAAGGTTCCCGTATATTCCCATTGTATGCTATGCAAATTTCACTCATCCAAACTGGGAACACCGAATAAAAGGCATAGCAAGAACATTAAAAGACTTGCAGTTAGAGAAGAATAAGCGCCGTTCATCAATCACGAGAAACGTATTAAACAAGTTCCTGCGTGGCTATATGAAGCTGCGTGATGAAACAGCCGACTTACAGGCATATTTAAATAGCGATATGGAAGTTCTTGAGGTAGATAGCCTTGACTCTATAAAAGAAATAGACCCACCGAAGATTCCAGAAGCACTCATGATTCTGGAAAAGGAAATAGACAACGATTTAAATGTTGTCGATACAAACCTTGAAATGCTTGATAACGCAACTACGTATCAGGCTGTTGGTGCGCTACAGCTAAAGCTGAGAGAGAATCTGATTGGCGACCAAGAAATTTATGATAACGTCAATTATGCAATGCACAAGGTTAGCTCATACATTGTTGAGATGGTAAACACATTATGGACGGTGGAAAAGTTTAAGAAAATAGTCGGCTATAATATGCCGTACAGAGAAGAGCTCAAGGCTTTAGAAGAGCAGGCTTCGCAGGTGAACCAGATTCTGTCTCAATCTTTGTCTGGAGAAGACCAGTCTGCAGTATTGCGGCAAGGCGATGAAATCATGAAACAGGTCTCTATTCTTCAGACAAAGATTGAGAGGTTCTGGCATGACTTTGAGCGCATGAGAAGAGAGCTACAGTTTGTCGTTAAATTTGGCGAAGGCGTAGAAGAAACGCCTACCTATAAGCTTGCATACTTAAATACTTTTACATCACTCAAACATCAGGGTCAGAATGTTCCTGATGAGGTGTATATAGAATTTCTTGACATACCGAAGAGGATTAAGGATAAATGGCTACAGAGCATACAGAACCAGTATCAGGCTCAGCAGCAGATTATGCAGATGCAGCAGCAGCATGAGCTCGATATAGAACGTCTCAGAGGGCAGATTAAGATGGTAATTCAGGAAATGGCTAACGAAGGGAAACTTGAATTTGAAAAACTCAAACAGAAGGATGTATACGAATACGATATTACGAAGAGAAATATCGAGGTAGGGAATGCCAATACCAAAAACGACTGATGTCGGAAAAATCATAGAGTTCCTGAATAAGGAAAAACCAAATATGCCACGTAAGCAAAAGATTGCCATTGCTTTGCAAATAAAACGTGATGTCTTAAAAAAACGAAGAAGGAGTAACAAAAATGGGCGAAAATGAAATTTTAGAAGAAGGCTTAATGCCTGAAGAGACTGAGGTCGCCACTCAGCAAGAAGCGGGCTCTAAAGACGAGTTAAATTTGGAGGATTTACTTCCTGCGGAAGCCGCACAGGAAAAGGGTAAGACTCCAGAAACCGTGCCGTACAAAGCCTTGAAGGAAGAACGCAGCAAAAGGCAAATGTACGAGAAACGGTTTAATGACTTAATGGCTATGCACCAAGAGGTGCTACAGGAGCTCAGGATGCTTCGGCAGCCACGACAAGAGGCTACTGCTGAGAATGGATTTGAGATTGAGGATGACTCTGTCATAACAGGAGCAGAGCTTAAGAAGATATTACAGATGGAGCGAGAACGTCTCTTAGGGGAGACGAAACGGCAGACTTCAACTCAGGCATTGCTCACTGCGAAAAAGCAGTATGAGGACTTCGATGAAGTTGTGAAATACGCTGACGACTTGATAGCCAAGTATCCAGAGCTAAAAGGCATAGAAGAGTTTATACTCACAAAGCCAGATGCACCTTTCATAGCATACGCATTAGGTCAACTACATCCTGACTATCAGAGGAAACGGGCTCAGAAAAACTCTCTGGCTGAGAGAATCCAGAATAACATGGAAGCACCACAGCCTGCGAGGAAATCAGCCGTAGAACCCTCTGATTTGTATGAGAGAATCAAGAACCTTGACCCACTCTCAGAAGAATTTGCTAAATTGGATAAGAAAATCCAAGACTACATGCGTAGAAAATATGGAGGGTAAACTATGAACATGACTTCTACTTTCGGGTTTTATGAAAGCAATGTGCATCAGGCGTATTATGACAAGAAGTTATTGTCACGCTTGCTGCCTAACCTTGTGTATACTGAGTTTGGCGAAGAAAGAGACCTGCCTAAAAATCAGACTGACTATATTGCATTTAGAAGGATTGAGTCTTTAGCTGCTCAGTCAACTCCGTTAAATGAAGGTGTTAATCCTGCCGCAATCGATGTTGACGATACTATCATACGTGCACAGATTAAAGAATTCGGTGCATGGACTGAAGTATCATCTCTGTTACAGCTAACTGACTACGATCCTGTTATTACTCGGTATTCAGAAGTATTTGGAGAGAATGCAGCTAATTCTCTTGATCAGTATACGAGAGACATATTAGTTGCTGGTACGTACTTTATTCGTATTCAGGATACTGGTACTCTTTCAACATCTGGTGCAAGAAATACAGTTGCGCATCCTATCAGAAAATTAGCTTTAGACATGGCTATTACTCAGTTGGAAGGCTACAATGTTCCAAAGTTTGAATCAATTGTGAACGCAACTACAGGTGTAGGAACAAGCCCAATACCAGAATCGTATGTCTGTATAGTACATCCACATGTCAAGAAGGACATACTTGCTCTTGGTAGCTCAAACGGGATAATACCTGCGTTTAAGTATTCTAATACTTCAAAACTGCTTAAAGGTGAGTTTGCAGCTTATGAAGGTGGTATACGGTTTGTATCTACAACTAACGGGAAGATATGGTCTGGTGCTGGTGCAACTGGAACAACTAACTATAGAAATAACGGAACTGCCTATGACGTATATGGATGCTTGGTTATTGGAAAAGGTTTTTATGCAAAAACCAGACTTAATGGTGGTGCAAGAATTATAGTAAAGACACCAGAACAGATTGGTGGAGCATTAGAACGATACGGTACTGTAGGATGGCAGGCTAATTATCAGGCTGTTATCCTTAACGATTACTGCGGTGTTCGTATAGAATGTACAGCTTCACTGTAAAAGATGTAAAAGCTATATGAGCGGGGATAATTCCCCGCTCATAATAAAACAGGAGGAGTCATGGAAAAAAGAACAAGAGTTGTGATTAGAAGGTCAAACCATCATGCAGAGATGTATGATAATGATAGCCGTCCAATAGGCTTCGGATATCAGGGGAAGTCGTTTAGTCTTATGGAAGGCTCTGAAGTGTGTCTTGACAAAGATGCTATTTATTGTTTTACCGATGCCGTGATTGAGCATACCGAAGTTATTAAGGACAGGAATACTGGAATTTCAACGACAAAGGTAACAAAGATACCAAGATTTATCATTGATTACAAGGGGTTTTATGTGTGCTCAAACAAATGTAACAATGGCATAAAGGAATGTGTAGGGATACCGATTAGCAATGATGAGTTCTGGGATGATAGCAAAGATATGGAAGAACGATTAGGCATGAAGGCTGGAATTTTAACTGATAATAAGCAGGGAAGACCGAGAAAGAACGAAAAGGTGGAAGATATTAAGGAAATTGCACAAAACGAAATAGATGAGGATGTACTATTATGACATTCGGTGAAATATATACCAGAGTTATGTGGTTAGTGTATGGCGATACAAACTATCCACAATCGACACAAACACACATGAGCAACATAAACTATGGGATAATATCAGAAGCACATAGGAAGGTGCAGAATGACTTTAACTACTGGTTTATGGAACGTGTGTATATGAAAGAGCTTGAAGCTGGGAAGGTTGCTTTTGACCTTCCTTCAGCATTTAAGCAGGATGTGTATATACGGATAATAGAGTACAACGATGTTTCAGAGACCACTGGCGGAGATGCTACTGTATTGAGTAATGGCAATGTTGCTACCGTAGCGTTTGAATGCGATGCTTGGGAATACATTATCAAAGTTGGGGATAGATGGTATTGGATTGTAAACGGGAGCGATACGCAAATTGAAGTATTACCAGCAGAAGAATCAACTGGTTTGTATGACATCCGTAAAGTTACTGGTATATATACAATCCAAAAGGACAAATGGTTTAAAGCCATAGATTTAGCGTATTTTGTCAAAGATGGGAAATTATATTTAACAAGGGCATTAAGCAGAGATGCGGTAATAGAGTTAGTGTATTACACAACCTATACGCCGTATGAGCCGTTTAATTCGTATGAGGACGCTATTACAATTAATGCAGCTGATGCGATTATATATATGGCTGTTGAGTTAGAAGAGAGAAGAAGGAGAGAATTCCAAGCTGCTACCTATTACAGGAAGTTAGCCGATGCAGAATTGCTGAGACTTAAAAAAGAGCATAACAGCAAGTCATTAGCTCATTTGAGAATACCACTACAGGAGTAATGAGATGGCATATTCACATACATTAGCATGGGATGCAGCAAATCCGCTTGACACTGAGAACGCAGGTCTTGGTGCAAGCCGAATCCGTGACTTTAAGGACATGATACAGGATAGGATGCAGGTAGGGCATATCTGGGGAAATAGCCAGACAACTGATGGTGAGCATAAGTATGATAAGATAGAGAATCTCGGCAGTGTTAGCGGAACTGTGAATATTTACTTAACTAATGGATACATAAAGTTTATGAAACTATCTGGGGATGTTACATTGTCAATATCAGATACCGACCACATGTCGGCTAATTATGCAAGAGCGTTTATGCTTGCTGTACAACAACATTCTTCGAGTGTTTATGCTTTGACGTTCCCATCTTCGTTTAAGTTTCATAATAATATCACTATAAACGTTACTACTCAAGCAAGCTGGGTAACAATATATCATTGTCTTTCTATAGACAACGGGACTCATTGGATTATAACACATGTAGGTGATTTTCTATGGTAAGAGCTTGCATGCGCAGACAGGCTGATGTATGGACGATGATAGTGACATTTGGAAGTACTATAGGTAGGATGACTTCAGATGACACAATAACAACAACTGTATCAACAAACTCGGCAGCTATAACAGCAAGGAGAGTGATAGGATGGTATTATGTTGTATGTCAAAACGGTTCTATATATTTATCTAATACTGGCGAAGTATGGAGAGTATTAACTGGTACTCGTTCTTTGTATAGGACTGATGTAGACGATTACGGATATGTATATGCAACTGAATATAGTCCTAATTCTTTTAGCAGGATAATATACACAAGAGACTATGTAAACTGGAATAGTCTCGTGGCATATTATTCTGGTGATTATTGGGTGTATTTTTATGCGTTATATTGTAAGTATTATAATGGTTATGTTTATGCGACAGTTGAACGTTATTATAATGTGAGTTTTGAGATACAGATTCTTTCGCCAGCTGCAACATCTTATTATTATTATGCGAGCGATATGTATGGAATTAAGTATTCTTCTGGCGTAGGAACTACAATATATAGTCTTTCTTTACCTATTACGAAGGTATGTGAACTACATAAAAGTAAAACTATTTATAGTAAGTATATATTAACATACTGTTGTGTAAATGTACAATCAGCTACCGTAATGTCATACTATTACTATGATTATATAAGTTCGCATCATGAGATAGAATATGTAACATCTAATATTGGCATTACTGGTGTTCCTGTTTTAGATTGCGTGTATTATGACAGCAAATATTATGTTATGACAACATCGGTTTTGTATGAATCAACTAATTTAAGCTCATATACACCAGTTTTATCTTTTTTCATAACTCCAATTAAGATAAGAACAACAAACAATAAGGTTTATATAGGGGACTACGGAAAGTATTATGTTAAGTCTGGAAGTAGTAGCTTTGTAACAAAGCAACCTACAGCTGTAGCAGGAAAGACGGTATATGATTTTGCGGGGGTGTGATGGAGATAAAGTATTACAGCGGATATAAAGGGTTGAACACATTATTATCACCACGACAAGTTCCAGATGATTATGTAATAGATTGTTCTAATGTTATCTTCAGAGACGGGTGTATTAAGCGAAGATGGGGATTAAATCCAACATTAGAGCCGCTACCGATAACTGATTATACTATAAGACATGTTGTGTATTTTAACCAATTCTACGAATACCAGAAGGCTGTTGTTTGTATAACCGATAAAGATATATGGCTTTATGATCAAACGTATGCGCTTGGAAGCAGATGGAGATTAATAACTCCACGGTATATAACTGGAACTGCAAGCGCAACTAATGGAAGCACTGTAGTTACTGGTAGTGGTACTTCATGGTCTACATTGACTGGAGGTAATGGTATATATGAAATAAAGTTTGGATCAACAGACCCAAATGCTTCAGGAACTTGGTATAAAATAGCTACATTTAACAGTAATACTTCTTTGACTCTATTAACTGAATCTACACAATCTTATAGTGGTGTAGCTTACTGTATTCGTATGTGTTTGTCTGGCGGTGTTGTTGATTACACAATAGCCAACAAAACAGATGGGACAAGAATGGTGTTAGTTATAGATGGAAGCAGAACTATCAAATATACAGGAAGCGGATATGCAACCGATGTTACTGGTGTTAATCCTTCGAGAGTATGTGGTTTCTTTGGTAGCGTATCTGGCGAACATTTTATCATAGGCAATACTACGGATACTGCGATACGGCAACCTATGACAATTGAAATATCAGACATTGGAGATCCTGAAAGTTTTGCTAATGGTGATTATATAGACTTAATGGATACGAATGATGAAATAGTAGGGTTTAGAAAAATAAGAGACAACATAGCGGTATATAAAAGGCATTCTATTTCACTTTTGGCACCTTCATACAGCACTTCACTATTTAATGTTAGGCAAAATGTTGTTAACGGTATTGGTGCTATTAACAACAGAGTAATAGCAGATTGCAATAATTATCATATATTCTTAGGAGAGACAAATGTTTATGCTTTTGATGGCGTTAATATAGTTCCTATAGCCGATGAGATAAAGAATAGGATGTTCTCAGATATTAACTGGGATTATATCCACAGGGCTTTTGCTTTCTACGATAGCGTCCATGATTTATTTATGCTGTTTTTGCCTACTGGTAGTAGAACGGAAGCAAACATTTGTTATGTATATGATGTAATAACAAAGGCTTGGACTGTTTTCAATTTCGGGTATATTATAACTTCAGCACAAGAGATATACATACCATTTACCTATAGCTGGGATGATGTAGTGGCTGCATATACTGCAAGTGGTGGGTCTGAGTGGACATGGAACTGGATATTGAATAATAGAATAACATGGAATAGGTTGCAAGGTGGTGTTGAGAAAAAGGCGATAATGTTTACAACTTCAGATGGCAAATTTTTGGTTTTTGATGAAGATGCCGAAAAGGACTTTGATATTCCAATCCGAGCTTATGTTTTATCAAAAGACTATTACCTTAATGAACCATACAAGTTAGCTTCTGTAGGTGACTTAAGGATATACTGTTCGGCGATAGACCAAACGTACTATAATTTATCGTACGTACCAAACATAACAGTAAAAGGGAGCATGAATTACGGATATGAATATTCACAAAATTATTTAGTTGACATTTCTGGCAACTATGGTAACATTATAGACAGAACTGTTAGTTTTGCATTGCGTGGAAGTCACTTTAGGTTTTATATTGGCAATACGACAGCAGGAGAGCCTTTCAGCATAGAAGGCGTAGCTATAAACTACAATGATGCGGGGGTATAATATGGGATTTGGTGATTTCTTCAAAAGAAATGTAAAGGTAAAGCAATATAGCACGCTCACGCCTGAGCAGGAAGCGCTGCTGAAGCAGCAAGTAGGGCTGGCACAGCAATACAGCCCAGAGACCTATGCTACATTAGCACAATTCATGAGAGGTGAAACTGGATTAAGCCCAGAGGCTATACAGCAATTCTATCAGCAAGGCGTGCAAAATCCTGCATTGTACGAATTTGAGACACGAACAAGACCAATGATAGAAGAACAGTTCGGTAGCACATACCACTCATCTGCAAGAACAAAGGCACTTTCTCGTGCATTTAGTGATTTGCAGAATCAGCTAAGCCAGACACTTGCTAATATGCAGTATCAGGGGTTAGTGCAAAATCTACAGGCAAGAATGCAATCTGCAGGCATGATGCAGGGACTTGGGCAGAATGTTTTAGGCACAAGAGCGATAGAGAATGTGGCAACACAGCAACCGTCTGGGTTCGATTTATTGACACAGGGATTGGGAGCAGCTGGATTGCTGATGTCTGGATTTGGCTCTATGGGCTTAAAGTTCAACCAGCCTTCTAAGGGAGGTAACGTATGATAGCATTTGAATACAGACCGACAGTCTCTCTTGCTGAGGGAGTAGATGCAATACAGGATTGGCAAAGGCTAAAGCTGCAAAAAGCTATGGCAAAGATACAGCTTGGAAGCCA